ATATAGTCAGATTATATAAGATTTATGGTGAAAATCAAGGTGTTTTTCAATAACCCATAGCAGACACACCACGCTGCGCCTGACCCGCAGCAGAATTGTCAAGATTGTTTCCAACTGCATCAGCAGCCGAAGTAATCTTATGGGTAAGACGAGCCTTATTCTTTCCGGGGACAGAAGGAATCTTCTTACCGGCACGCATTAGAGTCTGGATACCAGCTTCTAATTCAGTGTCTGCTTCGGGTGCTGCTAATCCGGTATATTCTGTAACAAACTGGGTAAAGGATTTCATTTTGTATCTATTCGCCGATCACCATTAAGTGTGATGTTGTTGATGTTGTTGATTGTTTCTAGTACACTCTTGCTCTGCTCACCAAGTCTTCTGGTGTGCATACTGTCATCACCCATTTTGGGCTTGTCGAAGTTGCCTGCTTTTACCCAAGAGTGGAAGTCTTTCATGTTCATCTGTTAGCTCCTTTTAAGTTAATTGCCATATTATATATACTCATATGGACACTACAAAATTCATTGATTTCATTATTGAACAAGAAGAACGACCAGACATTCAGACCACTGGTCACATGATTCACGTTGGTGACATGCTCTACTCTGGATCACCATCAGACTCAATAGATCATTCCCGTGCGATGTTCAACAGACTCAACGGTCTGAACTCGGCAGGTCATGGTGCATCCCTCAAGGTCGATGGTGGTATGAGTGTCGTCATGGGCAGAGAGAAGAACGGAACACCGTTTGTGTCCTACAAGTCTGGCAAGGATTGATACTATGACCATGACTCCATCGCTGCCACAGGCAAGGACCACTATGTCCGGAACCTGAGTCCTGCTCTGGACTCGGTTGCTCGGATGGACAACCTCAAGGACGGGACTGCGGTACAGGCTGATGTCCTCCACGGTCCAGACCACTCTGACCGTCTCTACCAGTCCAACACGATCAAGTACAAGACGAACCCCAAGGCTCGTGGTAAGTTTGCGTATGCTCCCCACTCACAGTACAGTGTCACCGGGAGGGATCTCGTGAAGACGAGCAACGAACCAGACCATGACCAGCTCAAGGGACCACTCTCACACGCTCCTGAGCTTTCCCTGACTGGGAAGGAGTTCAACGTGAGTCCCTACAGGAAGGACTCCATCGCGCAGCACATCGGACAGGCAGAGGAACTGCTGGGTGACGAGAACACAAAGGCATTTGCCAGCCGTATCCCAGAGAACAAGAAGTTCCACACAATGCTCCAAGGATATTCCAACCTGATGGCTCGGACCAGTGGCAAGAGATCGATCGAAGACCTCAAGGACTTCGCCGGTGGATTCGTTGCGAAGAGGAAAGTCAGACCAGAGACGCAGCAGAAGGAACTCGATTCACATAACGAATTCATTGCCAACAATGCCACACAACTAGACAATCTGTTCACCGCTCACCACCACATCAATCACGCGAAGCATCACATGCTGGATGTCCTGAAGGCACACCACGATGACTTCGACATTGTTCCTCATGGGTCACATGAGCACGAGGGTCTCGTCGGTCACTTGGGCGGCAAGACTTCAGCCAAATTTGTTCGCGAGGGCCCCGGTGGGTTCTCCATGAAGAACGCAGCAGCAGCCGAGCGTTTCAAGTCCGTAATGCCTACGACCCCCACCCCCGTCACGTAGGAAGGTACTATCCACGCATCGGTAAAAACAGCAGGATCAGAGCTTCACCTGATCCTGCTGTTCTTTTGAGCAACGTCTGTTGTGTGCTATGCGATCAGGTCGATGAACCTGACCAGCATGGCGCGGGAGGTGGTGCTTCGCTTGAGCGACTTGACGAAGCTGTTGCGGATCTTGGTGATGGTCACACCATCCTCGTCCGACCGTCCGATCTCGTCGAACGCATCTGCGTTCTGGACTGAGTTCTTGCCGAACATGATGAACCGCTCATCGAATCCCTGCTTCTCCTTGGCGATGCACCACTTGTTCTTGTTGTAGAACTCGCGGGTGGTCTCATCGACACCGGACCTCCACGATCGTCGAGCACTGATGTTCTTGTGCTCGGACAGGAAGAACTGGATCACCTTGGATCCGGGGACACGGTGTCGGAGGACATCGAGTGCGCGAACGGTGGTGCTCTGGTGCTGCTCACATCGGAAGTACCGGAACCCCTCCCTGATCACTTCGTTCTGCTGGAGGAGCTGAGACGTGGTGTCACCGTCCGAGATGATCAGGGTGTTGAGGACTTCGATGCCGTTCTGCTGACGGTATCCGGGCAGGATGTCCGCGAGTGCGAAGATGCAATCGTCGAGAGGAGTCGCACCGAGCATGTCACCACGTCGAACGTTGATGCTGCTGCTCCAGTCCATGGCGTTCGCACAGACTGCGAGAGCGCGGACACACTCCTTGAACTCGGACTTGCTCATGCGGGAGGAGAGGTAGTTCCTCATGTTGAGGTTGCTGTGGATGTCCTTGTCACCTGACTTGAACTTCACGTTGTTGTTCCGAGTATCCTCGAAGTTCTCGCTGACGCTGGAGAATGAGTAGACCTCGAACGGGATGTTGATCGCACGGCAGAACATTGCCATCTGGATCGCCTGTCGGATGGTGTCCTTCATCACGGTGTTCATGGAACCGGACCAGTCAACCGCAACGACCAGACCATGGTTCTTGCCGTCTGGCAGGATGGTGGTCTTGCGGAAGATGTCTTCGGACCACTTGTAGTTGACCATCTTCTGCATGTCGAGGACACCGGTCTTGGCGATAGTGGAACGGCGGAATGCAGTGGCACGCTGTCGTCGCTTGAACTCCTGTGCCATCATGTGGCAGGTCTTCTGGGACTCGCGGAGGAATGCGTCGATCTCGTCCATATCTTGGCATGGAACCTTGTGGTCAGCGTAGGCAGTGAGCATGGAGGTGATGGTGGATGACTGAGGATCGTAGTAGAGGTTCTTCCAGTCGATGATGATGTCCTCGACCTTGGCGATCTTGGGCATGGACATCATCTCTTCTTCGGCTTGCCACCGACGATCGTCGCGGAGATCCTGCATGTTCTCCTCCATGGACTTGGTGGTCTCAGGACGGGAGAGGACTTCGGCTTCACCAGTCTGGCTGCCACCCTGAGTAGGTTCGTCGGACTCTGCGTCATCACCAGTCTCGTCGGAGGACTCGTAACCGGTGGAGGGAGAGTCGGGCTGACCCTTCTCGTCACCCTGCTCGGTGGACTCGGTGGGAAGATCACCATCGGTGTCACCCTCTTCTTCGCTCACGTCCTGACCACCGGGACCATCACCCTGACCAGTCTCGGACTGCTTGCTGGGCTTCTCAGGGATGTCGTTCTGCATGTGAAGGATCAGGGCTTCCACCACGTCGAGCACGTCCTCCCATGACTCTGCACGGTCGGTCATGTGGATGATCTGCTCCTCGGTCTGGTCGAATGAGACGACAGACTGGACGGTGCCGACCTTGTAGTGGATGTTGATCCGATCAGGGAAGGTGAGGTGGTTCGGATCCTTGTCGGAGATGCCGAAGAAGTCACGCTCAAGCAGGTCCGAGTAGGCTGCGATGAAGTCGCGGCGGAGTCCGGGGAACTTCTGCTTCATGAGACGTTCGATACGAGCGTCTTCGATGATGTTCACGTAGTCCTTGACCACACCCCAGTCAACACCATGACGCTCTGCGATGTCATGGATGGAGTCGATGTCGGCAGGAGTGTAGAGTGCATGACCGACCTCGTGGGCGACCAGCATGTCGTAGAGCTGACCAGACATCTCTCTCCACTTGGGAAGGGTCAGCTCACGGCTCTGGGTGTTGAACGATGCAGTACTCGCGGAGATTGAGTGCTGGACGTGGATGTTTTCGGTGGCAAGGATACGAGCGAATCGGTCCTTGGCATCGATGTTGACGGTGTTGTTGTTGCTGTTGCTCATACGTATATTTTACCACAACCAGAGCCAGATGCAAGGGGTTGTACCGATATAATGGGAAAAAAGACAAAAAAAAATACCCCCTAGAACTACTCTAGGAGGGTATTTCAGAAGCGGATGCAGGAGAGTCATGCTGCGACTGTGGCAGATGACTCAACCGGGGTTTCTCCGGGTGAGGACTCACTCTCACTCACTGCCTCATCCTGCATCCGCTCGATGAGTGCATCCTCATCGGATGCTGTCCCTGACGCTTCACGGATGAAGTCTGATAGCTCAGGGACATTGTAGAATCCACGCTTCGATACTCGTCCGATGTCCTTGACGAGCCATGCTGGCGCCCATGCCATGCCATTGTCGTTGGCGACTCGCTTCAGGTATCCACGCTGGAACATGGTCTTGTCCTGATCGTGGTTTCCATCGTCGAAGAGCCACTGAATGAATTCCTGCTGCTTGGGCTTGAGTTCTGAATACTGCATTGTGTTGATCTCCAAATCAAAGATTGTAAATTAGAATTGTTTCAAGGAAAGATGTTTCGTCGTCGCTGAACCACTCTGGTCCATACTTGTCTGTGAGTCGTATCGTGAGGTCTTTCATGTCAGCCATGAGTATGTGTGCCTCTTCGTAGTCCTCGTCTATGTAGGCTTCTTCTGCCGCTTCTTGGAGGGTCTCCATGATCCCCAGCACGGTGCTGATTGAATGCCCTTTGTGGATGTCTCTCAAATCAGTTCCCCTCTCATGTCCAGAAGATCGATGATCTCCCAGCACTCTTCGTCGGTCAGTTCTTCTAACAGGTCACCCATTGTACTTGCTCCTTCTGCTGACGATGCGTGGGTTGTGACGGTCCAGATCCCGGAAGGACTCAGGAGTATTGACCGAGATGTCGATCAGGTCGGCAGGCTCCATGTACCAGATCTTCATGTCACTGTCCCACTTGGCACGCGGGTACTTGGCTCTGAAGCTATCCTTGTCGGAGTATGCCACATCGAATCGGATGTCCATACCGGCATCCATGGCATCGCGGAGGCTCTCACGGTCCAGACTGAATTCTGGTTCATCCTCCTCGACCTCGATATCGGCATCGACCTTGGTGTAGAGATTGGTGAAGGCTTCACGGGTGGACTCATCGAAGCGAGCGGTCACCAGCTCGACTGCTTTCATGCGGTCACCGAACATGGCAAAGGCTTTGATCGCGTCTTCGAGACGGCGGGTCGAGATCACCTTCTCGATAGCACCCTCGGTGAAGGCTTTGCGGGTCACCTCTGCCCATGAGACCAGATTGTCGATGAACCCCGGATCATCTGCACCATACTTGGATGCCTTCTTGATCAGGATCTTCTTCTCGATGGCTTTGGACGCATAGGCTTGGTCGTATGTGAACGCGAAACGGTCGAGGAAGGCTTCGTTCTGGATGTTGGTGTGCATGAACATACCATCATCGGACCCTTCACCCTTGGTGTTGGCGGTCGCAAGGACAACGAAACCAGCAGCAGGAGTGATCCACTCACCTGTCTTCTTGAGGAAGACACCCTTGCCCTCAAGGACAGGCTGGAGGCACATGATGGGTGCGAGACCCAGATC